AATTTAAGTTGTATGCTTTTGAATACTGCATTCTGAATGGTGAAACTTATTCAAAGGCCAAAGAAGATTATGGCTTTTATAAGTAGTTATCTTTTCCTTAAAGAGTAAATTCCTAGAGTTGTCAAAAAGGAATTGAGTGAACGCAAGTGGAATAAAGATTCTGAAACTCCACGCGACTATTCAAAAGAATATAACAAGCCCGGATCAAAAGAGCAAGAAGAAAGAAATAAAAGAAAAAGAGATAAACGCAAACACGATAAGGAATTTGGTGAATGCCCAGAAGGGACGGAACTGCATCATATAAATGGAATAGAAAGTGATGAAGTTAAATGTGTTCCAGTTTCAAAAAACCGAGGGCGGAAAGAAAAATCTCGAAAGAAAGATGGCGAAATTGTAATTACGATCATGAACCAAAAAGGTGTAAAAAAAATAAACGAAGCAAGATTTGATTTTTATGGTTCTGAGTTAGGTTCTGGTGGAATTCCCAAACAAAAAAAGGCGACACCAAGCAAAAGCCTAGATGTAATGAAGAGAGAGTTGGTTGCAAAAATAAGAAAAACGCGCATCGGCTCAATGAACTTTAGGGATGAACAAGAATTTGAAAAGCGTTTGATGAAACTCATTGACGATGCAGTTGATAGTGAAATTGAAAATTTAGCAAAAGACTATGAGGTTGTGGGAAGAAAAATGAAAGAGCAAGAATTAAAAGAAGAAACAAAGACAAAAAAAGTAACTATAAAAATAAAAAAGAAAGTTGATGAATCTGCCATCGACTCAATTAAGTCTGTTGATTCAGGCGCTGGTGGTGAAAAAGAAGATGCCCTAATTGCCCTAGCTACAGCACTTACAGGTAAAAAATGAAAACTCTAAAGATCATATTTTCCTTTTTAAAGACCCACTGGTATATACCCGCACTCATTATCATTGGTGTGATAATGAAAAGTAAAAGTGATGATTTGTTGAAAATTATTGATGCCCAAAAAGAAACCTACGAAAAAGAAAAATTAGCAATCGAAACTGCTGCCGTAGAAAAAACTGTGGCAAAACAAAAAGTTCAAGAAGAATATGAAGATGCGGTTGCAGCAATTGAGCGAGTACGAGAATCGCAAAACAAAGAATTGAAAGCAAAAAGCAAAAAAGAGATTAAAAAAATTGTTAAAAAACATTATAATGAACCAGACAAAATCTCAAAAGAGATTTCTGATTTATTTGGATTAACATATGTTCCTAAAAAGCGCAACAATTCTGACTAGTATTTTATTTTTTTCCTCAACAAGTTTAGCCCAAACAACAACAAGCACTTCTGGAAAATTTGCTCTTGTGGAAAAGGGTGAGAAAGCGCCCTTCAAGGGAACACTTTTTGACCCGGTGGCAACTGCAAAAATAATTGCAGACAAAAAATATCAACAAGAAAAGTGTAAGGTAGAGCTAGAGTATGAGAAGGCTATGGCCAAAGCCGGTTGTGATCGTGATACAAATTACTTAAAATACGAATTAGAGATTGAAAGAAAAAAGAATAAATTGATTTACAACGCACAAAAAGAAGAAATAGAAACCTTAAGAGGGTTGGCAAAAGGCTCTGATAATACTTGGTGGGCAACAATTGGTTTTGTATTGGGAGCAGGAATGTCGATTGCAATTTTTTACGCATCAACTGAAATCGCTAAATGAAAGACAAAGACGACAATTACCTAATAAAGGTTGAAAATGCCATTCAAGAAAAGTATGGTGAAGAAACAATTCAGAACCCAAAAGCAACCTGGGACGAAGAAAAAGAAAAAGAATATCTAGAACAGATTAAAAAAATTGCTAAACAAGAGAAACCAAAAGAGAAAATAGAGATTGATGGTGTTTTAATGCCTAAGAAACTATTTAGGAAAGAATCAAAGCGAACTTGTCCTGTGTGCAAAACTTATTCGTTTAGCTCAAGGGACGATCTTTACATGGTAAAATTTAACCAATGTTTTGGGTGTTGGCTAAAGAAAAAAGAGAAGGAATAAATAATGGCTGAGAAAAAATCAAATGTATTAGAAATTATTCACGGTATTCAACAAGCAGCATCAAATGCATATGACGGTTCATTGGATGAAAATGGAGAACCACTTAAAATTGGATTAAAGCGTGAAGAAGGGGATCCTATTTTGGACAAACGAGTTATTGATGGTTTTAAAGTTTCGTTTGCTGGTGATGTTTTGATTTTGAAATATCAAAGTGAAATCACACTAAGAGAAGTTCATAAAGGTGATTTTGAAGGTGAAATCTCTCAACGACTACAAGACATTGCTTCCTTCCTCAAGAAAGAATATAAAAAGGTCACTGGAAATGGATTGACTCTTACCAAAGTTGATAAAGAACCTGATATTCTCGTTCAATCAACAAGTCGTGTTCGCTCTATTTGCAATGCCACACAAAAATTTAAAATTGGTGGAATGCCAGAACAACCTGAACTAGGGACAACTGTTGAAGAAAGGCTAGATACTGCTTTTAAAAATTGGCTTGGTTTTGGAAAAGACAAATTTCCAAACACTAAAAAACCAGAAAACGTTAAAGGAAAGCGTGACGAAGAACCTCGCTCATAAATCATGAAGCTTGACACCACCCTTTTAGAACAACTCGTTCAAGAAGAGCTTGAATTGTTTTTAAATGAAGTAGCTCCGGCTGTCGCCGCCGCCGCAATGGGAGCTGCGATGGGTGCAGTTCGTTCCTCGGCTACAAGAGCTATAGTTCCTTTCGTAGGGCGAGAGCTTACAAAACGCCTTGGACCTTCTGCCGCAAACAAAATCGCTTCTCAACTGGTGAAGAAAACACCAGGACAACTCAGCACTTGGGTCGGAAAAAATCTTAAAATGGATCTTGGCAAGTTAATTCCTCGCTCTTTGATTGTAGCATACGGTCTGGATAAAATATTCGGTGGTGGTGGCGATGACGGTGATGGAAAAGATGATGACAATGATGATGGGCGCAAAAAAATCCCCGGAGCCGGTTCTGAAGACGACAAGAATAAAAAGAAGGCTAAAGCAGCAAAAGCTAAAAAGAAATCTAAAGACGACAAAGAAGAACCGAAGCGATATGATTGGTGGGGATTTCAAACTGTAGAAGATGCAATTGATGACTTGTCCGGCAAAACTAAAAAACCGACACCAAAACCAAAAAAGAATAAAAAACCTATTTAATATGTATGTCACAATATTTGTCAAAGAAAGACTTAGTAAAAGAAATTGTTAAGTGTGGGAAAGATCCTGTTTATTTTATAGACAATTATTGCAAGATTTCACACCCAACTCGCGGACAAGTACCATTCAAGACGTGGGACTTTCAACAAGAATTACTATACAAATTTAACGATTATCGCAACAATGTGATATTAAAATCTAGGCAGATGGGTATATCTACAATTACTGCTGCTTATGTATCGTGGATGATGCTGTTTCATCGTGACAAAAATATTCTTGTTATTGCCACAAAGTTCAGCACAGCTTCAAACTTGGTTAAGAAAGTAAAAGCAATGATTAAACTTTTGCCACCTTGGTTTGATCAGTTGGCCACAATAGCCATCGACAACAGATCATCGTTTGTTTTAAATAACGGTTCAGAAATAAAAGCATCATCAACCTCCGCAGACGCTGGTCGTTCAGAAGCACTTTCACTGCTCGTCATTGATGAGGCAGCGCACATCGAAGGCTTTGAAGATTTGTGGACAGCACTTCAACCTACAATGGCAGCAGGTGGTCGATGTATTGCACTTTCTTCTCCAAATGGTGTTGGCAATTGGTTTCACAAAACATATGTTGCATCTGAATCTGGGGAAAATGATTTTCATCCAACACGCCTTCATTGGACTTTGCACCCTGAAAGAGATCAAGCATGGTTTGATGAAACCACAAGAAACCTTTCAAGGCGTCGTGTTGCACAAGAATATGAGTGCAATTTTAATGCTTCTGGTGAAACTGTAATACATCCGGACAACCTTAACACAATTCATGCAGCTTGTGGAGATCCAAAACACCAAACAGGTTTTGACAGAAACTTTTGGATATGGGAAGAATACAATCCAGAAAATAAATATCTGATGGTTGGTGATGTTGCTCGTGGCGATGGAAATGATTATTCAGTTTTTCACGTTTTTAAAACAAGCACAATGGAACAAGTTGCAGAATATAGAGGAAAACCAACAACCGATTTGTTTGCTCGAATATTGTTTGATGCTGGTAAAGAATATGGTGACGCTATGCTTATTGTGGAAAACAACAATATAGGGTTTTCTGTGTTAGAGAAGCTAATAGACGCTGGTTATTCAAATATTTATTATTCTACAAAGGGAACACACGAATATGTGGAGCAATATTTAGCCGAAAGTGTATCAAATGCTGTACCAGGTTTTACAACATCTCAAAAAACAAGACCACTGATTGTTGCAAAACTTGAAGAATTCGTGAGAAATGAACTAATTACGATAAAATCTATTAGAACTTATCAAGAGTTAAAGACTTTTGTTTGGAGGAACGGCAGACCAGAAGCTCAAAGAGGATACAACGATGACCTAGTAATGTCATTAGCGATTGCATGTTGGGTTAGGGACACGGTATTAGAAGAGAACACCAAAGATTTAAAATATAAAAGAGCATTTTTAAACTCAATGGTTTCTTCAAATACAAAATTAAATACAACAATTCCTGGTATGTTTGGCTACAAAAAGCAACAATCTTTTGATAAAATAAAGACAGCAGACAAAAATTATAAAGATTTTGGTTGGCTGATTAAAGGGTAAAAATGGCTTACAACAATAACAATAATAAAAATACTTCAAACACAAGGAATCCTGATAATTTTCTTTTCAAAGCCCTGACTAGGCTTTTGTCCGGTCCTTTGACCCAATATCAGCGACAAAACCCACGACAACTAAAAAGATGGCAGCTTGATAAATACAAGTTTCAATCTGCTGGTGGTCTTCATTTTAAAAAAACTGCATACAGCCCATTCGACGGCATCTATGCCGAATCAGCCACCAACATGGCCCGCGCAGAAAGGTATATAGATTTTGATCAAATGGAGTTTATGCCTGAATTAGCATCAGGTTTAGATATTTATGCAGATGAGATGACTACAAGTTCTCCTCTTCAAAAAATCCTAACCATCAATTGTCCAAACGAAGAAATTAAAAGCGTTCTTAATGATTTATTTTATAGTGTTTTAAATGTAGATTTTAACCTTTATGGTTGGTGTCGAAGCATGTGTAAGTATGGGGATTACTTTCTATATTTAGATATTGATGAAAACCTAGGAGTTAAGTCTGTAATTGGTTTGCCGCCTGCGGAAGTCCAAAGAATGGAGGGTGAAGATAAAACAAATCCGAATTATGTTCAATTTCAATGGAATTCAGGTGGACTTACTTTTGAAAACTGGCAAGTCGCACATTTTAGAATTTTAGGAAATGACAAGCATGCTCCCTATGGAACATCCGTCTTGGATCCTTCTAGGAGAATATTCAGACAACTTAGCCTTCTTGAAGATGCGATGATGGCTTACCGAATTGTCCGCTCCCCCGAGAGGCGTGTATTTTATGTTGACGTTGGAAACATG